AAAAATCCCTCTTTGATCTCACTCGCATAGACGGTGATATTTAATGGATCCAAACCATTTTTGATTGTTGTCCAGATTTCTTCAAGTGTAATCATTTTAGATCACCTAACACGCTATCAAGCCATGCCTCCACAAGTGCTGGAACCGCATTATCCATCTCAAACATAGAATTTTCCAACATGTGCACCCCTGGAGCAAATCCAAGCGTTGGACCACCGCTCTTATTCTTGACGACATGTCCCTTCTCGACTAAGTGAAAAAGAGGACTTGTATTCGTCAAGGATATACTGCTCGCTCCACCACTTCCGTAATAAACGGAGGATAATTTATACTTGCTCTTTAAATGCTTCTTATGCTTGCCCGTTGGAGTTCGAGCTATTGCCATGGTTTTTAAGGTCTTGCCAAGTTTCAAGAGTATTTCTTCTTCCCTAAATGGATACTTAGTCCTAACTTCTTCCAGCCTAATTTGTAACTCATCAAGCCCAGTAAACTTAACTTCAAAATCATCAGCCATTTCTAAAAATCCTCTCGACGGCTATAACCACCATGAACTCGTTTTTTTCCTGCACATTGAGTATGTCTTGGATCAGGAATGTCCTCGTTTGGTATTGGACTAACATATCAGGAGTTATGCCTTGAAGATATCTAGATGTAAACATGTAGGTTAGCTGTGCCTGGAGTTTCTTCGCCTCAAAATAATCACTACCGTCGATTACATCCATTGCCGCTAAGGTGGTTTTGAAAACGACAGGTGTTAGAGTTGTCCCCCCTGCTTCATTCGCGCCCTGAGAGTAAGTCATAAAACTTATCTTGCGGTTAAATGTGCCAATGTTTATTCTTTTACTTAGGTTTAGGCGCATTGAATCACCACCTTTACATTGACCACGGCCAAGGAATTACCGGGATTACCGGTGGAGGAATAGCGGCCTGTTGTGCCTGTACAGCCTTGCCATGGAGTTGACCGATAAGACTTTGGACGCCAATATCATTGTCCTTAATTACGCCCATCTGACCAGGATCATCAAACCAACGCGCGGCCAAGGCAGATGCAAGCATCATTGCCGTTGGATCGATGATCGTGTCCGACGCCCAGTCATAACCGGTCGCTGTTTTGATAAAGTCATCAACGAAAGGTAATATGATGTTAAGTTGTGGGTAATCGTCTGGATCAGGCAGACGCAACATATCGGCTGCTTGTTGTGGGGTGAGTATGCTCACTTAGGATCACCTCGCTATACCAATAAATAAGCATCCACGACAGTTCCATTCAAAGCGCTGTTCAGGGTTATGGTGTTGCCATCAATATTGTTAGCGTCCGTCTTTACATCCGGAGCCGTTTTTTCCTCCATGTTGTTAAGGAAAACAGTCGACACGGTATCATGGGCGAGTTTATAAGGAAGGCCAAGCTTGTCTCCAAATCCCACTGAAGTTGTGGCAGCCGTAGCGAGGTGCGCTGGAATTACTGCCTGAATAATAGTCCTAAAGGCCTTGGAGCCCGTGACTGTTCCGGGAGTTCCTGCCGTAAATGCTGGTAGAGTTTCTGATATAAGATTTCCTGCATAATCCGTGCCTTCGATGACAACCTGTATTGCTCCGATATCCGCCGCCGTTCCACTAGCCGTGGCCGTAATGTTACGTGGAACGGACGGTTGAGTTAGATTGGTCGTTATTACTTGCTGGGTTCCGTTATCCACGACAGCAACGTGTATCCCCGCAGGATTGGCAGCAGTAGCCTTCGCAGCTGGTACCTGAAAATGAGCAAGAAACGCTTCAGCAACGGAAACATTCGGTACATCGGTGCTCAATAATTGTCCCATACCCCGATTGAAAGGTGTTGATCCCATTTCTATTCCCTCCATTTTAAACTTATTAAGGTTCTATAAAGGCGACTAAATTCCGCCTTTATATTTTAAGATATTTAGCTTAAGCAGCTGCTTGGGTTAGTAAAACAAATGCCTCGCTTAGTGCCGGTTTTCCGTCAGCGATTAGCATACCTCGGTACATGACCGATGCCGACGTAAATCCAGCATCCCTAGACGCTTCGATGAGTGGAGGCTGCGAAAAGTTCATGAAGTAATAATCCAGCCTGCCGAGGAGAATTGTATTATTTGGCATATAGTCATCTACTACATATGGGAGGTTGAGGATTTTCGGAATAAATCCATTCTGAGGATCTTGGCTGAAGATCGGACGCCCCATAGTATCTTTCACCTTCATCATCGCTGCTTCCATATTCGTATTCATAACCCATGAAGCTCCTATGCGATACATTACTCTTAATAATGCGCGGGTTGCAACGAAGTCGTCATAAAGAATCCCTGAGGAAGCATAGGTTAGCGAATTAGTTGCATCCCAGGTTACTCCTGGGATAATACCGAGTGGCTGAGGGAGTTGTCCAGCTCCCGGTGTTGCTCCGAGCCCATTGAGGATGGCGTTTTCAATAGCAATAGCAAGTTGATTTGACAATTGTTGAACGATGTAGTTCTCGAAAGCATCAATAGTCATAACCATAGCCGCGACTGAAATCTGAGCGTATTTGGCTAGTGTGTAGCCCGCCAAACTAACACCCGCAACGGTGTCGTCGCCAAATGCGGCAGCGGCAGCTTCTTGCGTCCACAATGCAGCGGTTAAGGCGTTAGCAACGGGTAAGGTAACATTGCCAGGAAGGTACGTCGCGCTGATCAGCGGGAAGAGAACGCTTGTTTGACGAAGTTTTTCGATGATCTTGTCATAGGTAGTTGTAGGGACTGCAGCTCCACCACTTCCTACTGCGGTCGTAATAGCACGTTGCTCAACGTCGTTAAGCTGTTTGCTCTGCAGTTTTTTCAAATAAGCTGAACGATACTCCGGGGTCTTGAACAGTTCCTCACGCTCCATACCCTCGAAATCAATACTGCGCTGTTGTGTTTGCGCTTGGCCGGGTGAGGCTGCTCCCACGGTGTAGGTACCTAACGGGTTGAACTGGCCTTGTGGAACTTGGGTTTGTCTTTGGTCGGGCACAAAGGGCTGCGCTGGGGCTTGTCCGGGGGCTTGTCCTGGTACGGCTGCTGGTGCTCCGGTTCCAGCAGGGGGAGCTTCATCAGGGATTGCATCAATCATGCCTCTGAGTTCGGCAATCTCGCCATTGATGGATTCGATTTCGGTATTGATTCCCCGCAGTTCTGCAACTTCGGTAGATGCCTGGGATTTGGCGAGCAATTCAGCTTTCCTCGCTTCTTTTTTGGCGAGCATTTCCTGGAGTTTCTTTTTCATATATTTCACCTTAACCTTTCGCTAGTATTTGGGCTCTCAACTTGAGCACTTCAACTTCCTTCTTGCGCTCCTCTTTTTCGAGCTTTTGCTCTCTGAGTTTTTGAGCTTCTCTTTGCTCCTCGTTTTGCGAGCTATCCAGCTTTGACCGGGCACTCTCCAGTGCCTTTGCCGCACTATCCAGTGCGAACTGGTCCCGAGCAGCTATATCAGTACCGGAGTAGGCGGGCCAATTAACCGCGCTAACTTCGACTACCTTCGAAATTTTATTGACATGTCTCAAGGGAACTGCTGGGTATTCAGCGTCAAGGTCTTCCCAACGTTCCTCAGAGACCACAAAAATAAAAGACATCCCATCGATGTCCTTTCTCTGAACTGCACTATATAGCGCCTTCGCCTCCATGTTGTTTTCGACATCAAGACTTGCTCTTATTGCCAGGCCCACGGCGTCAACACTCAACTGCAATGTTGAATTCACATTATTATTTCTGCTCCTGGCAAGGGGAATCTTATCAAGATTATGATTGGATGAGAACATAACATCAGTAAAGTCGCATCCATCAAGGGCGCCTGGCTCCATTATTTCATCGAACCATCCGGCAATGTTTGTCCTTTGTCCAAAGACTGCTGCATGGCCCGTGATGGTGTTGCCCTCATCACTAGCCAACAGATCGCGAATTGCATAGCTACGAACAGCAACACCAGGACGAGAAAGTATTGATGGTTTACTTCTCTTAAGCTCTGCCGGTTCTATGTTGGCATCCTTGAGGTGCTGGGCTGCGTGATTGTATACGCCTTGCTTGTCACTATCGGGAGTATTTGAGCCACCCATACCGCCATTGAGCACTCCTATAATGCTCTGACAAGCTTTAATGCTTGCAGCTCCTATGTTGCCGGAACCATCTACTTCATGGTGTGGAAACGAATACGCTCCCTTAGTTTCTGGATTGGCATCCGGATCCTGCCACGCGAACATACGCTTGTAGTAGTCCTCGCTCTGTCCGGATTTAAGATTTTTTACATTGGCTGCAGCATCCCAAGCATTGTCGTTGGTAGCTGCTTTGATATAGTCTATTGCTGGCATATCATCATCCCTCCTGTTAAAACATTTTGAAAGTTCTTAATGGCTACTCCTGTGCCCTTCTATTATTGGGTTCCACCTGTTCCGCTCGTTCCGGGCCCCCTACCTATCCCGGCCATCCCTAATTGGTACATGTTTGCTAGATTAGAGTCGATATAATTCAAACTCATATGCCTTACATTACCCCCAGCATAAGGTGCCATGCCAAACAAGGACAAGATTTGGTTATCGGTCAATATACCTCTATCCCCCAAAGCCGCGACAAATGCCATCTTATTCTTAGTATCCATAAGTTCAAGGTTCTGTTGGTAGAATTTGATTTCATGCCCAACATCCTGCTCCCGCTGAGAAAAGATGCAGGTCGAAAAGGCTTGTCCCATACCTATTACAATTGGCTGAATAGTTTTACTGTAAAATGCCTGATATTGTTCGTCGGTATAATCGCCGTTTAAGATTGGCAGCGACACGCCAAACCACCTAAGCACTTTATTCTCCAGAAATTTCAACGTCTCTGGATCAATCAACTTTGGATCAATCGTAAGGGGAATGTATTCACCCTTTAGATCCATGGGTAGTATGCCTGTCGATCCATCATTGATGGCTTGCTCAAATCTCAACCGCTCTGCCTTTAGTTTGTCGTCATCCATGAGAGTATTTATTCTGAGTACACCGCGTACCGTGAGGGTTGTTTTTATTGCCTTGCCAATACCTTGTAGGACGACATCGTTGATACCGAGTACCTTCAGGAGTGCTGTATCGTCCGGGTGTCCAGCGATACCACCACCCATGACATCATTAATCGAATATTTTTTCCGAAGATGGATAACGTCAGAATAAGGCAACGTGTAACTGCTCCCGTTGAAGAAGTAGAATCTGACAAATAGTACATTGGCGACATCTTGTAACCATTCGACTTGGATCGGATTGAGTGGGTAGAATGCGGTGTAATAACGATCAACGCCCCCTCTGGTATCCGTGATTGTGTTATACATTGGATAAATAAACGAGTTGTAGTTTAGGAAAAGCTGCCATACAACCTTTTCTAAAAAGTCACGAGTGGACATCAATCCGTTCGGTGCAAACCTAAATAGACGGTTGAAGTTATCACCCTGCATGGGAGCTGGCAACCCATTATCATCAATTGTAACGTGCTGAGGCGTTAGCTTGCTGCATTCTGTCGCTATACAGTCAATACACATCTGAACCACATCAGAAGCGTATATACTGCGACCGAACTGGGTAAATATTGGCGTGTAGCCGTCCAGAAACTTGGCCATTTGCATGTTACTTGTCTTAACGTTACTGCTCATTAGGGCTTGCAGGAGCATTAACTGCCACCCCGTTTCATTGCTGCTGATCTAGCAAAAATGAAGGCGTATGCTATGCAGCATATGCCTAAAATAAAGAATCCTACTGGAATGTAAATCAGGAATCCACCGGTGGTCAGGAAGATAACGCCAAGCAGGAATAGGATATCGTCGATGAATTTAGCCAGTTGTCTTATCGCTCCAAAAATTGATAAAAGGAAGTTGTGTAGAATTATTTTCATGGAATCACCGCTCGAGATTGAAGGATATTGAAGGGACCGCGCACGCCAGCACTGTATCGTTCAGCTGCTTCCAATGCTAATCTTATTCTTTGCTCCGGTGGCAGGTTTGGAGTTACGCACAGTGCGCCTATCGCGATTTCTTCACCGCATCCGACGGATTGAAAATTGTCGATGCTCTCGGCTACTTGGTAGTTATCCTGAATCATGAATAACCTTCCTTTGTAGCCAACGAGGAATGTCCCGCCCCATTCTTGTTCCTTTTCTTTTTCGGCGAAACCGCCATCTTTCAGACATTTTCTGACTGCATCTATGAAGATCGTCACCATGTATTTGTAAGTGTCCATAGGTTTTCCGTCGAGCTCAAACGGATGAACTGGAACGGATAATGAATATCTAAGCAATTGGCCCATTCTGAATGACGTTGTAAAGCCTATTAAGAAAGGACCGTTTTGGAATACTTTCTCGTCTGCCCTGAGTGTTAGCGAATATCCCCCAACCCCTGCACTATCGCCACCTATGTAAACTTTATCTTCATGGACCACGCCAATTATGCAAGTCATCTTTATCCTCCTACTACTTTCATGAATTCAGTTCGATATTGCATCAATACTGCGTAAGAAATTATCATTGTCACGCATCCATCAATTCTATTTTCCGGTTTACCCTTTACCTTGATCGGCATAATCAAGCCACGCTTGTCCATATCAAACGCAGTATTGGACAGGCACCAGCGATCCACTGGATTGGAGCCATAGTTTATATTCTTACTCTTTAAATCGGCCTCTACCAGTTTCATGGGCGTGGACATCACTTCCCTCTTTTGTGGTACCCGCTCCATGATGAAGCCTGTGTCTTCCATGTCTTTAACCCAGTATTTAGCAAGCGCATTGTCGTAACCGATTTTGTAAGGCCTGATACCAAGTTGTTTAACCACATATACAAACCAATTTGTCACGTAACTGAAGTCGTTGTCGTTGCCAGGACATATTTCGATTAATCCCTGCCTTGCCCATTCGAGATAATCAACCCCATCAGGACTTTTCTCAAGCTTGCTTTCCGGGATGAAGTATTTTTGGATCATGTATTTTGTTGCGTCTCCGGATCTCATAACTGTCATTCTTGCAGATAAAAGATCTGTTGTTTCGGCTAGGTCAACGGCTCCGATGCCAACGCAGCCGCGGAGAATCTCCATGTCGAACGTGGCTTCGTTGGTAATCTCGGCGTCAGTTAACCACGCAGCGGCGTTATTTTGCTTGATGTTGAAGTCCTTAGCCAAGACAAAAGCCCTGGTTGCCTTACTCGTTTTGGCCTCTTCGATCATGCCCCGAAGGAAGCCCCATTTCTTTATGACTCCAAGATCAGGATTGCTCTTAACCCACGACTTTTCATCTTGCCATATTTCGGCTTCACTATCCTGAGTGTATAGCCATATGAGCCATCGCGGACGGTCAATCTCCCCGGCTAATACTTGGCGTGCATCTTTTAGGCGATCATCCAAGTATCCATCATTGGTGAAGCCTTCGGTCGTGATCTCTCCATAAATTGGTTCGTCCTGAGTTGATAAAGCCTGGCGTATCGGCATGATGGAGGAATTATCCTTTAACTCGTGCACCTCATCAACGGAACCAACGATAATGTTTTTACCTTCTTTGGCTCCGGTTTTTGCAGATATCTTTCTGATACTACCTTTATTTTGATAAGAGAACTTCCCGCTTTTCTTCGGCTTCTTAGGGTTTCCAAAGAATATGCCTTTGATATTTTTA